TGCTTTTTTAATCATAGCTTTGTCTTGAGCTTTGTCCATTTTTGTATCTTCTTTCATATCTGATTTAGCCATACCACCACTCCCAAATTTTTTGCCTTTATCGGCTTTATTAAACTCCTGTGCAACTGCCACAGGAACCCCCACCTTTTTAGCAAACGCAGGATTGTGAGCTGCGGCTGCCATTAGATTACGTTGTGCTTTAGATTTACTTGGCATTTTGATTTCTCCATCTTACACATTTAAAACAATTACAATCAGGAAAATGATTAGGTTTTTTAATTTTAATCTCTTCTTTTTCCATATCTTTTTTTACTTCTTCTATGATTGCTTCTACCAACAGGAAGTCCTCCTTTTGGCCGATTACTTATTGCTAAGTCGAGAATGGAAGATCCAGTGGAAATCCAGTCTGTTACTGTAGATGGGTCGTCCTGGTCATCCAGGAAATATGCGACCTTTCCATCCTTTGAAGATTTATTTAGTTCAGTTGCAAGTGTTGTGAGCAACTCGTCTCTATCACCCTTTGCGTCGAATTCTACTTTTGTTGTGCTTTTTGATTTTGCCATAAAATGTTTGATTAAGAGGTTATATGAAAATGGGGAGGGGAGAAATTTCCCCTCCCCATTGTTTAAGTCAATTTATTACGAGTTGAACAAATTGTCAAACGCTTTCGACACGTCATCTGTGTTTGCCTTAGATGCGGCAGCCGACGGTGACTTTGGGGCGGCAGAAGGAGCAGCCTTCGGTGTATCAGCCTCTTCAAGAGAAGCCTTTGTCTCAGACGAAGCAGCAGCGCTTGGCGAAACTTCTTCGTTGTTGTCCGAACTGTGCAACCATGCCTCCATGACACCCTTCAACTCGTCGTAACTAAGTTCAGGGAAGAGTTCAAGGATGTTTGTCTGATTTGAAAGTTTAGCAATCAAATCCTTCTCGGCCGGAGGAACGGCGGTAGAAGTGTTCGGTTTGACACGGATAGATGTTTCGGGGAAAGACTTGCCAGTCTCCTCAGCAGTCTTGAATTCGACCACGATATCACGACCATTAGCGACGTCGGTAATATCACCGTAATCGGGGTCGGAAATGATGGAGAGAATCTCTTGGTAAACGTTTTTACCGAATCCCCAGAAGCGGACACCTTGGCCCTCTTCACCACGAACAATCACAGGGACGAACGTTCTCATCTTCGGTTCAATCTTCTTGCCAAATTTCCACTCTTCCTTGTCTCCGGACTTCTTGAGCTTATTGCTAAACTCAACAATCGGGTCAGGACGGTTGAAGCTGTCTGGGGAAAGGTAGGTCTTACCGTTAAGCCCGTAGTGGAACTTCAATTCAATGAAAGGGTTTTCGACATTGAACTTATAGGGAACAATACGAACAACCTGCTTTCCTGGACTTGGCTTCCAAATGAGGGTTGATTTTGAATTTGTGTTTGAGAGAGAGCTCAAACGGCTCTTGATGCGGTCAAGATTTAACGCCATAATGTTTAGTTTTTAGTTGTTAATTAGTAAATAAGTCATTCGTTAACTACAGTAGTTAATTCATTTCCTATCACCTAATAACTATCACTCTACATGACGTTTCTTACAAAGAAAAGTTATTTTAACTCGAAATTATCTCCGTATTATATCAACCAATCGTAGATCAATTATTCTATATCCTGACTCGGATGTTATGATAAGACAGTTTCGATAAATCTCCCAATCAAGCTGAAAACTTTTGTCTAACACACCACCATTCTCTTCCGTGATAATTTTATTCATGGCGTTCAGTGTGTATAGAGTATTGGTCTGTTTTTTACGATGAATTGAAATGGTCGAGGGGAACTTACTCAATCCGCTCTCAGCAATCAAGACGTTGTAAGTAACCATCAGAACCAGCGGATTTTTGCAATCTTCAAAGATGAAAAATTTTCCATCGGAGAGTTTGTAACAATCGAGTATTTGTTCTAGGATCGACGAACACTCAGACTTTTCTGAAAACGTGCAAAGCAGTTGTGTTCTCATTTTATCCGATTATGAAGCACGTCTTTGACTTTTCTTCGTAACACATGACTCCTACAAAATTCCCCGATGAATCATACCATCGAAATCCTTTATTGTAGAAATTGTTAGTTCTCGCTTCATCTAATGTGAATCTAACTTTCGTGGATTCGTTTGCTAAAATCTTCTCTACATAATCCTCTTGGGATTGTTTGATTATAGCATCTTCACGATTTTTCAATTCTCCCGGTGGAAGAACCAAAACTGGCACACCCTCCATCGGAGACGGGAGTTGTGGTTTTGGTGGTTCAACTGGCTTAGGTTCTGGCTTAGGTTCTGGCTTAGGTTCTGGCTTAGGTTCTGGCTTAGGTTCTGGCTTAGGTTCTGGCTTAGAATCTGCGCCCTTTTTAGGTTCCGGTGAAGCACCTGCGTCGTCAAAACTTACATTGGGTTGTTTTTGTTTTGGGTTTTTCTCAAAGTGGGTTCCACGTTTAATGGCCCGTTGTTTATACTCAGGTGTCGGAAATGTAACCAAGATTCCATTGGCATTGTATGCTTGACGTTCCGGAAACTTTCCCTCCATCATCCGGTTTCTTACCTCAAGCGCTTCGTCAGCCGATACTCCCATCTTTTCAAGGTGGTCTTGAAATACGTTTAGGTGTTCCTCAAGTTCGGGATTGAAGATACCATCTGTGATGCGTTCATCCAATGATATTTGGTTTATAAATTTTTCGATAGTCTTCATATTTCACCAATCTATTTCGTATGCTTTTAGGTTTCTTCCAACTTGGCTCATATCACCTACCCACTGTGATTTCGTCCATCTGAAGTTCATGTCGAATTCAAATGCGAGTTCCTCTTTAACAAAGACCGTAACATGGGATGTGTAATCCACAGCGGGTTTTGGTTCGACTTTTACGTTAATTTCTTTCGTTGCGAGAGTTGTTTGAGATGGTATCGTGTATATCGACTTACCACTATCTCCAACATACATATAACTTCTTTCCGGTTCACATCTTAGAATATATGTCAAAAACTTTATGAAATTATTTCTTGGAGTTTTGTTTGATTCTATGTAACGAGTAATAGTTGACGTGAGATTCGCAGATTTGAGTTTCTTATACTTATCAATAAAATCCGAAGCTTCTGGTTTTGTTTTGACAACTTCTGTCGAAATCGTAGTGTACGCCAACGGATAATATTCGTTCTTTGAAACAAGTTTCTTGAACACCGGATACGTCAATCCTTTATTGTCTATGAAGAATTTGTTATTTTTAGGAGGAAGGTGGGTGTTTATTCCTAGAACAAAATACTGTAATAACTGGTCAATTTTTGTTGGGTCAAATTCGTAGATTGAATCCATCAAAGATTTTCCATGAACATCGATTCCAAACAAACTATCCAATACTGTCGTCGCTTTTAGGTTGTTGAGTTGGCCTTTTTTGTATTTCAGTGAAATGCTTAATATCTCCCCGGCAACCTTTATAGAAGCATCCGCAACAACTTTTTTTCCATCCGACCCCTCGAATACACGAGTCACATAATCAAATGTCGGAGATTGATACAAGTCAGATATTTTTCTGTAAGCAGCTTCAGCACACTTCTGCGCATCGACCTTTCTGAGATTGACTTCAGAAGAAAATGGCTGATTTCCAATTCTGGATGAAAAAACGTGAGTAATTTTCTCTTTGTCTTTTATGAGAATTCTTGTAGAGTCTATAAGTTCGGTGAGAGATTTTAGTGAGTTTACTGAGTTAAGTCCGGAGGAGTTTCCCTGTGAATCAATTTGGGACGCCAGTGCAACCACAAAGAAACACTCGTGTAAAGCCTCCGTATCGGTAGACAGTAACTTCTCAGATTGTTTCGATGACCGTCTTAGAAAATTGTTTACATCTATAGAAAAGTCTATGTAAAATACTACCCCTGGGAGATTTGGTATCAACCATGAGGTGTCTCCTGGCTGATCTATTTTTATCAATGAAGATCTGTTAATTTTGATCTTCTCTCCATCAGTCACCGTAGCCGGCTGGCGAATTATCTCATCTCCTTCGGCTAACTTAGAAGACCACTCGGGATTTATGGTTGTAAGTTTTTCTACGAAAGATTTTTTAAGTGTAAGCGTTACATCTTTTCCCTGATCGTCACGTATAGTCAATTCATTTACAATAGAGTTATAACTTTGAACGAACTCACATATAAATTCTGGCTCAAGTGAAAGTTGTTCTAGTATAGAGTGAAACCCGTCCAAATCTCGAACGTCTATTAAGCCCGTAGGTGATTTGGCGCTCCACTTGGACAACACAGTATTTAAAAACGGATTTTCCGCCATTATGTGATATAAATATCAAGTCTCGATTTGAATTTCACATAAATCATTATAATTCTTACCGACGTAACACTTCACCGGAAACTGGTTGTCAATCATCATTTTTTTAATATTTCTTACCGATTCGATGCCGTCGTTCTTTGACATATCCACCAGTATCGAATCATATGTATACAAAACCACCTTAGATTCACGGTTTCTAAGATATTCATTTATTCTGCTTATGCTCTGTATCGAGAATTCGGTTTCTGCCGCTTGAAGGAGATAATTGAACAGTTTGTTTGGATTTGGGTCTGATATGTGGTGTTCCGTTATCCTCCGTTTGAATACAGGGGTTTCGACATACCCATTCTTTTCAAAGAATTGCCACCGATGAGTGATATATTCGTGGACCTTCTTAAAGAAGTCGATTCCTAGATATTCGTCCTTTATACCACCATAGAAGTTCTGGAATGTCTGGTTTTTTGACAGCTTTATCTCTTCCGGAGTTAAAACATCCTTATGGAAATACGATTTACCTAGAAACTCATAGACATCTGTGCCCAACTCTAATTTAAAATTGATTAAGTTGGCTACTATATGGGGGTGGTAAGCTCTGTAGTCTAAACCCAATAAAACTCCATTCTCACCAAATCTTGAGGTGAATGCGGATCTACAGCCATTATCTTTATTAAGGGCTGCATAATTTACCTTTGCAAACCTATTGCTCGGTCTTCCGGTTGAGGTGAAGAGGTTGTATTCGGAAAACACGGTTGTTCCGGTTTCAATCAAACCACGAGAACCAAAATGGGTGTTGAACAATTCGGTGTTAATGTGTATTCCGTTTCGTTCCACGTCACTTAAAGTTTCGGTTATTACGCCGTTCATTTTTTCAAATGAATAGTCGAGTTCAAATTCTTGAAAACTTTCACTGAAAAACTCGTAGATCGACTCGAACTGTTCAATGTGTTTTGACATCGGTATAACGAGGTTTAAATCTGTGTAATTTTCACCGAACTGATGTTGGAAGGATGTGTGACAGTCAGTGCGAAGCTCTTTCAGATCCGTTATTTCATATCCCATCTGAAAGTCGAATATTAATATGTCCTTTACATTTTTGTTCTTGAAGAGGTTTAAGAACTTCTTTTTATCTACGACGAAGACCTCTGACGCCAGCTGGATCGTGAGGTCAATCAATTTGAACACATCGACATTTAATGGTTTGAAATCTTGATGGTCTACATTTATTACATATGTTACATCGCTTTTGATGTTCTTCACGAACACCACGGAAGGTTTGTTGTCTGCGGTATGGACAGAACTTTTCCTCAAAACATAGTCTATAAAAACCTCGTTTCCACGGATATCGTGGATGAAATTTTTGTATGTTGATGAATCGACTATAACCATCTTATCAAGGATGTTATATCAATTCAACGGTTAGTCAACTTGTTTCAGTGTTTGAAAAATTGAGAAGGATTTATCAATTTATTTTCCAATCCCACCATTATGTTTCTGGAGGCCTTCAAGGTCTTAGTGTTTTTGAAGACGGCATCATCTAAATTTCCCGTTATAATCCACCACAGTTCAGCTTTTTCATAAAGCATTGGAGTAGATGATTTATAATTCTGTCTATTAACCTCGATGATGGAGGATTCGTTTATCCTACGGACAAAATATCTTTGTATTCCACCATCGGAATAATCCTCATCAGTCGGATTTGGTAGAAACTCTTCGGAAAAAACAAAATCTGACCTCAACGGATCAAGCATTGAGTATTCTTTTAATATATCACGTTTCATACATTCAACGTAGACTCTAATGATTTCAGTGGTCTTATTAAGGCAGTCACTCTGGTCGTCCACCCTTCGCCGGTGACACTATGTTTTACTTCTGTTATTTGAAAAACCACTTTCCCCTTGTCGTAGGGTTTTGGCAAATTCTTTACACCTATTATCTGAAATGTTCTGAATCCTGCTATGCCAAGTAAAGAAAATTCAATTTTTACACCTGGAATCGGAGGAGTATTGTATTGGGAAAATATTTCACTTTCATCGTTCAGTAGTTGAGCAACTTTTGCTTTTCCCGATGGGGCTGGCATAATGAGTCGGGACACAAGTTTCTTATCTCCATCTAAATTCTTAGTAAATGTAATGGATTTCTCGTTTATATTACTTATTACAGCACCATCTTTATCAAATGCTTCTGCTCTAGCAACCTTTTCTGCTTCAGATAGTTCGGTAGGAACGACTGTGGTGGCACCCAGAGGTTGGGATTCTAACCCACTTAGTATCACATCATTAGATTTTGGGAACGTCAATCTCTGACTTACAATCACACCAGGCTCATCTGATAGTTGATTGTTTACTTGATTTATTACCATGTTAGCCACGGCATCTGAGAGTTTTACTCCAAACCCAAATTCTTTAAGAATGGAATTCTGACTAAAAGCGTCGAGGTTGTATATGACAGTATCCGATGCGTCTATACCGAAAGATTCTTTGAGTGAATTGAGGTGGTTTGGGTCGAAGTAATTGGCATCTCTGATGCTTAAATCACCGTTCCAATCCACTATTTCCAGATTCCAGATTGGTATGTTGTCGTTAAGAACCTGACAAATGCTTTTGAGGAATCCTTGGATGTCCGGTGTGGATTTCATCTGTTCCTTTATGAAATCGAAGTTAATGTAGATGTTTTCTAACTTTCCATTATATTGATTATCCGAACTTGGAAATTGATAATCAGATTCTTTCTTCGCGTCAAAAGTTATTCTCCAGTGGTTTATGATTCTGTTTAAATCCTGCCTCTGTGTGTTGAATAATACCTTAGACATTATTTTATCAGACTGGTTATTCTCCAATGGTCTTGAAAAAATAGGCAATTCAGCGCGGCGGTGGTGTGGAATTCTAGCTCTTCCTTGTGGGTCTGATATTGACTCCGGACAAAAATACGGGGCGAACGAATTTGGTATAAGAAATGTGTCAGAACATGATATTAAATTTGGGTGGGCGCATATTCTGGTGTCACTTATGTTTATCTTGTAACGAGTTTTCAAGAACCGGTTATTGTGATTTAATAGATCAACTAAACAACCCATCGTAATATACAGCGGAGAGCCATCAGATTTAGCCGCTGGACAATTTGTCTCCTGACGGCCGTATAGATTTGGTGAAAAAAGACGTCCCTTTAATATTTCAAATATTCTTTTATCTATAGGGTTTTTCTTATTATCAATTCTATCAGAGTGTATGATCTGGCCGTTTTCTCTAAGTCTATATAAATAAGACATCATAATAGAATACAAGTCCACTGAAAAGAAATTCTCTCTACTTTTCTGCGTCGATGACTCTGGATTATCTATATTGGTTTCGTTCGTCGAACTTGCCATCACAAGTCCAAAATAAAACTTACTATTTGAAGCTATCTCCGTTGTGCAATTAAAACACATCTCGGACGGATTAAATGTGTAATCATAATTTATTATGTGTCCTATCATCCCATCATACATTCCCTCCGATTTTTCTAAAGAATTTTCAAATAAAGATGGATTTGTATAAAACCCTCGCATTCCTTTTCCTGGATTTATAATTACCCCCTTCGAGTTTGTCTCTAAATTTCCATTCTTATCGAACCCCGCAGATTCTCCTATGTCTCCAATAGGAACAAGACTTGTAGGATTGAAATTATTCCATCCCCACTCAAGGAAAACTGTCGTGTAGGGAGTCATAAGAAACGGAATCATATAATTTAACTGTTCTACTGTGTAACATTTCCATTTTATAAATGCTGCACGGTATACATTTTTTCTTATATCTACCTCTATACTCTCTACGCCCAGAGTGGGTCGGTGTTTTTGCAAAACTTCCGAAGTTTGATTTTCTATAAAATGGGGGGTCCCATTATAATCGACCCCTATTATGGTTTTATCTCTGTGGGATAAAAGTGGATAATTTATATTTTTCCCAAGTCCGTAGGAATCTGCAGCTCCGTGGGGAGATTTCATAATGAACCCAGATTGAAAATCATTTTTACCGTTAGAAGATACACGGATCCAGGAGGTCATCTGGCCTCTATATTCATTTATACCGGATTTAGATTTCTGAGAAGGGTTTATGCCATATGTTCCCGACCGTCTACGAAGTTCTCGGCGCATATACTCCGGAATCGGAATTGATGAAAATGGAGGTAACAATACGTTAGGCATATCAACTATTTAATTTATTGTATCCAGAAACTATCTCCTCGATTCTCATTGGTATTCTAAGTTGAGTCCCACCGGTTACACTGAGCCGACCATTACCTAAATTGTTTGCCAGTGCTATTATCCACCACAAACTCGTATCTTTGTAAAATCTGTATGCGAGAGTATCTAAATAATCCGTGTCATTCGTTATATACAAAACATCTGATTCGGATTCTGATATTGATGGGTATGTTCTTGTTCCCAGAAATCTTCTTCCATCGAAACGATTCTTTACATTATTTTGTTGATTGTATCGTGTCATATCAAATAATAGTTTTCAATCTGTCAGAAAACTTTCCCGACGTTCCTAATTTGTCAATTCCACCAAAATTCGATCTCCCGACGCCAGGCTGTTCTCGTTCGAGAAATTCTCCTGCGACAGTAATCTCACACTCTCTTGGAAATTGTGCAAACAACCCTCGTTTTTTAGAGTTTGTGTAAACTATTTTATCATTTAAATATGACCAGTCAGAAGTGTCGCTGTTTTCAGGTGTAGTCTCCCACAAAGCATCCTCTGGTATATTTATGCTTACAGTTTTTAGAACAAATGGCTGTTCTTTATATAGATCTCCGATGGTTATCGTTGTCATAGGCGGGACTATATATGACTCATTTGAGTTTGTGCTCGTATATTTAGATGGTTTCACCAATGTCGCTAAATAATTTATCCTCACCCACATAGGAAGGAGTTCTGTTAAACTCATCGCGGCCGTCGTGAATGAGAAATTTATTGAACGACTAAATCCTGTGTAGTTAAACAGTTTGTCTGCCCTTCCTATATAAGAAATATCTGACCAGTTTGATGTAAGTTGTTCATTTAACCCCTTTATTGTCGCTCTAAATGGGATGTATTTATCATTAACGAGGTCGTGAAAATAGAATGCTATTTGGTCGTCTTTATATGGATCGTAACTATCCACAACATCGTTTTTGTCCTTGTCTTTATTTTTTGTTCTCAATTTAGATGTTTTAAAATCGGAACCGTTCTTATCTAGAATCGTTAGGGAATTTATCCTATCTTTTCTGTTTGTTCCGGAGAACCCCTTTATTCTATCTATGTGCCTTACATTATTTCTGACATCTCTTTCGTATGACCCATCATAGTTCACCGCTGTAGATGTGGAGTTTGGATCTTTTGTAAATCCGGTTATCTCGTCCATACCGGATAAGGTTGAATGTGAGAATTGTTTTAACAGTAAGTCATCGTCATTTTTTGGAGAGAATTTATACCCAGCAGACTCTATTCCTCGAATTAACTTCTTTAGACTGTCTTCTACGGTCTTGAAAGACTGTAACGTTTTATCATTGAACTTGCTTTCGCTCTTTATCTCCTTCGTCGGTGATGTATAGAGTTTGTAAATTGAAATTATGTCGGAGAATTTGTAAGTTGGGGATCCTCCTTCAGCCTTTATCCTATCCCGACCTACATTCTCACCGTATCGGATATATCCATTAATCTCTTTCTCCTCATAACCTACATCTGCGCCATAGTAGGTTGAAGACCGTGGTATCGATTTTCCGAAAATCCTCAACAAGCTCTTCTTTCGATTGGAGGATGTTGTAGAAGATTCCCCTTTCTTTTTTATATTTATCTTAGAACTTCCATTGTTTTTTCCAGCCCCAAATCTCATGTAGTAATCTTCGCCCCACTTTACAGGAGAACCATCCTTGGTAAAATAATCATATTTTCCCGAGACAGGCTTCAGTTGAATTCCATA